TCTTGGGCCTGGACGGTCCGCGCAAAGAAAGGAGACGCAACAATGCTTGTGTTGACTCGTGAGCCAGAAGAACGAATCGCGCTAAAGCTGCCCGATGGCCAATACATCTGGGTCACTCTAATCGAGATTCGCCGGGGCAAGGCGCGCATCGGCATCAAGGCCCCGCGCGAAGTGCAGATCATGCGTGAAGAGATCATGCCTGCCGGCGAAGCGGTTTCGCCGGGGCACAACGGTTCGCCCTAGAAGAAAGGAGGAAGCTCCGAAGTTCTGAGGTGCATTCAATGGGTCGCCACGCCGAGTTAATTGCAGCCTCGGCGTGGCGTTTTTCAACGTCGGCAAGCAGTTAATTTTCGCCCTTGAGAATAGCAAATGAACACGATCTGCAAATCCTGCGGCGCCCCGGTTCGCTGGGCGACTCTTCCCAGCGGCCGGGCCGCGCCCCTGGACGCCGAGCCGTCCGAGGACGGCACGATTGCGCTGGCGGACGATCCGCGCTTCGGCAGCGTCTTGCGCAAAGAGCAGCGCGCGAAGCTGCCGGCGGGGACGCTGCTGTACAGGAGCCACTTCGGGACGTGCCCCGCGGCCAATGAGCTTCGGAGGGCGCGATGAGGCTTATCCGTGTTTTTCCGCGTCGCACCAAGGCAACACCGGATGATGAGTTGGCCTACTTTGCGCCACCTGATCTCTTCGCGCGCGCCGACGAGATCCACATTTCTGTTACTTTTACCTACGACAAGCCAGCAGCCGAACGGCTTGCTGAGCAATGGCAGCGCGTCGCTCCGGTCCGGATTGGCGGCGTCGCCTACGGCGATCCGGGCAAGGAATTTATACCGGGACGGTACATAAAGTCCGGCTATGTCTTCACGTCGAGAGGATGTCCGCGCCGCTGCTGGTTCTGTTCCGTGTGGAAGCGCGATCCAGTGCCGCGCCTCTTGCCGATTATCGACGGCTGGAACGTCCTGGACGATAACCTACTAGCCTGCCCGGAGCCGCACGTTCGCGCCGTCTTCGCCATGCTTCAGCGCGTTTCCCGTGAGCGGCGTCGGCGCGTTGAGTTCACGGGCGGACTCGAAGCGCTGGCCCTTCAGGACTATCAGGTCGGACTGCTTGCCGATCTCAAACCGCGTCCTAGCTGCTTCTTTGCTTATGATCCTGGCGACGCCTTTGAAACGCTTCAATCAGCAGGCAGGCGACTGCTGGAGGCCGGCTTTACCCGACGCTCTCATCGCCTTCGTTGTTACGTTCTGATCGGTTATCCAAAGGACACGTTCTCAGCGGCCGAGAAGCGACTAAAGGACATTCTTTCTATCGGCTTCACGCCGATGGCAATGCTCTGGCGTCCGGAGACTCCCAGCCAAGAGAAATATGCGCCCGCGTCGGACTGGCGCGGCTTTCAACGACGGTGGGCGCACCCGGCATTGATACATGGAGGCGCCCAATGAGCGCAGCTGCCAACCTCGACGCCCTAAGACTGGATGCGCGGCAAAAGCCGCGGCGCTGGCTGCTGGCGCCGGACTACCGCGACTGGCTGCAAAAGCTGGTGAAAGAGATGCGCCGCGAGGGCCATTGCGGCGGCCTAGTTACGCGCCTGGAAGTGCGGCTGTTGTTGGATGAGGAGGCCCGTCGTGCGAAATCCCTATAAGCTCGATAGACCCGCGATTGTCAGCTTTTCGGGCGGCCGGACATCGGGCTACATGCTGCGCATGATCCTGGACGCTTTCGGCGGACAGCTGCCGGCTGATGTTGTGCCGATCTTCTGCAACACGGGCAAGGAGCGCCTGGAGACGTTGGACTTCGTAGAGCGCGTTAGCCAGCGCTGGGGGGTGCGGATTGTTTGGCTTGAATACCGCAAAGACGCGCCGTTCAAGTTCATTCAGGTCGAATATGCTACGGCGAGCCGCGATGGAAGGCCGTTTACGGAGCTAATTCAAGCCAAGGGGATGCTGCCTAACATCGCTTTCCGCTATTGCACGCAATGGCTCAAGATCAAGTGTTCCAATCGTTTCGCCAGACATGTTCTGGGCTTTCTCCCCAACGACGGCGGCTACGTCAACGCCGTGGGGCTGCGCTATGACGAGCCGCATCGCGTGGCGAAGTTGCGCCCGGACTCGAAATCGAGTCCGGGCGAAGAGCCGATCACGCCTCTATATCGCGCCGGGGCCACGCACAAGGACGTGATGGACTTCTGGGCCGCTCAGCCATTCGACTTGGAACTAAAAGGCTACCAAGGTAACTGCGATCTCTGCTTCCTCAAGGGCCAGGGGAAACTCATGCAAATCATGCGCGAGAATCCTGAGCTGGCCCGTTGGTGGATCGAGAAAGAGCAACTGTTTAAGGGTAAGACCCGCCTCGAAGAGGCGGGTCGGTTCCGCAAGCGCGGTCCCAGCTACGCGGGAATGCTCCAGATGGTACGGGAGCAACAGTTGCTCCCGTTTGCAGAGCATGATCCCGATGATTTGGCGCATTACTGCCGCTGCACCGACTGACAGCTCGGAGGCCACCGTGCCTGATCTCAACGATATTCCGCTGCCCGACGACGAATATCCGCCCGACCAGCGGGGCGATGAATGGCTGGCGGCGCATGGGGGCAATGGGCAGCCGGCGGCAACTGCGGCGGCGGAAGCGAACGGTCGCGCGGCTAATGGGTGCAATCACGCCGAGCCGAAGAAAAGCACCTACCGGCCGCTTCCGGCCTACCAGCCCTTCCCGCTGGCCGCGTTGCCGCCGGTCCTGCGCGAATACGTTGACTCGGCCAGCGCCGCCATCGGCTGTGATTCGGCGCTGGTGGCGCTGCCGGCCCTGGCCGTCACGATGAGCGCCGTCGGCAATAGCCGGGCCATCCAGCTGCGGCGCGGCTGGAGCGAGCCGGCGGTCCTCTGGGCCATTACGATCATGCGCTCGGGCGGGGTGAAGTCTGCCGGTTTCGCGGCGGCGGTCGATCCACTGCTCGAAATCCAGATGGAGGGCTGGGATGAATATCAGCGCCGGAAGGAAGCGCGTGAGGAGGGCACGGAGGAAGTTCGCTTCACGAGCGAGGGCGGCATTCAGGCGCCGCCGAAACTCAAAGAACCGCCCTGCTACGTCACTTCGGACGCCACAGTAGCCGCCGTCGGCGAGCTGCTGCGCGAGAACCCGCGCGGGCTGCTCTTAGCGCGCGACGAGTTGGACGGCTGGTTTCAATCGTTCACGCGCTTTCAGCAGGCCGGCGCCACCGACCGTCCGCACTGGCTGGAACTCCACGGGGCGCGGACCTTGCGCTTAGACCGGATCACGCGGACGCGCGGGCCGGTGGCCGTGCGCCGCGCCTGCTGCTCTCTGTGCGGCACCGTGCAGCCCTCCGTCCTGGAAGCCGCCATGACCGCCGAGGCCATCGCCGCGGGCCTGGGGGCGCGCTTCCTGCCGGCGATGCCGCCCTTGCGGAAGCGCGTTTGGACTGAGGCGCAGGTGACGGAGGAAATCGAGGCCCGCTACCGGGATCTGCTCAAGAGTCTGCTGGCCTTGCCATTGGCCGATCCTGTGCGGCGCAAGCCGCATTTTCTCCACCTGGACAGCGCGGCCAAGCGGGCCTGGGTGCGGTTTTTCAATGAGTGGGGCGAGCGGCAATACGCGGCTTTCGACGCGGAGGCCGCCGTCCTAGCCAAGCTGGAGGGCTACGCGGCGCGGCTCTCAATGCTGCATCACACGATAACGCAGGTGGCGTGCGGGATCGACGATTTAGCCCCCATCACGGAAACGTCCGTGAACGCCGGGATTGAGTTGGTGCGCTGGTTTGCGGCTGAGGCAGGGCGGGTATACGGCTTTCTGCGCTCCAAACAGGAGGACCATCAGATGCGCGAGCTGATCGAGTGGATCGAGCGCCGGGGCGGCTATGTTACGGCGCGCGAGCTTGGCCGTCATCGGCACGGATCAGCGGAGGATGCCGAGATCGAGCTTTCGGAGTTGAAATCTGCCGGCGTTGGCGATTGGCAGTGGCAGCCCTCAGGACCGCAAGGGGGCAAGCCAACACGTTTGTTCCTTTTGTTCGGTGACGAAACCTCAAAAAAACCGGGAAATATCGAGGTTTCGTCACCGCGCTCAAGTGCAAACACACCGAGAGACGCAGATCAGGACGAATAAATGACGCGCTGCGCAGCGCAGCGCTGTGTTTTGACAGGCGATTTTGGGAAAGGAAATGCTCACAATGTTTGCCCGTGGCCACAATTGCATGAGGGGCGAAACGCTGCTGCGCGAGGTGCTGTCGGCAGCCGAATCTGCCGAGTACGCGCGCCTCGTGGCCTGGTTCCAGGCAGCGCCCGCGCCGGCGGCGCCCTATTGGCTCGATCAGGCAACGTTCGTTGCCGACCCGGTGCGCAGCCATCGGGAGCATCTGCGACAGATTCAGGCAGGACAGGATCGCGGCCAAATGCGGCGAGCCATGTTGGCTCGACTGCGGAAGCTGGCGGCGCTGTTTGGAGGGCCGGCATGAAGTTGCTGCGCATTTATCACGGCGAAGGCTTTCTGATGTTCTACCTGCCGTGCTGCTATTTCGTCCTCATCCGCCGCTGGCCGCGCCTGGGCTGGCACTGTTGCGGCTGGGCAGCGGGGACGCTGCTAGTGCGCGTGGGTCCGCTGGTTTTTTCGTGGTGGAGGCGGTGATGCGATTGCTCGTAAGCGGCAACACGCGGCAGGTACGTGAGCTAGCAGTCCAGTTCCCGCACCACTTGGGCCACCTGTTGACCCCGCGTAACAGGAATCGCGGGGCTGTCCTGCGCGGAACCTTGCCGTGGGCGGCAGACAACGGAGCTTTTAGCGGTCTGGATGAGCGACTTTTCCGACGCTTGCTGGCGAAGATCGCTTTTTGGCCGAATTGCCTCTTTGTCGTCTGCCCCGACGTGGTAGCCGACGCGCGGGCAACGCTGAGCTTATTCAACGAGTGGGCCTTAGAAGTGCGAGCGACGGGGCAACCGCTGGCCTTCGTTGGGCAGGATGGCGCGGAAGACCTCGATCTGCCGTGGGGCTATTTTGAAGCCTGGTTCATCGGCGGCTCGACGCGCTGGAAGCTATCGCAGGCGTCGTTTGATTTGGCCCGCGAAGCCAAGGCGCGCGGCAAGCACGTCCACATGGGCCGCGTCAACTCCATGCGGCGGCTGCGCCTGGCGCTACGATTTGGCTCCGATAGCTGCGACGGCAGTTCCTACAGCCGCTTCCATCACCGGTCGATCACAGAGCGGCCGGACATGAGTTTGGAGAGGCACTTGCGCTTTCTGGCGAGTGCCGAACGTGATGAGCAGCGGCAAGGCGTTTTATTTGGAGGTCCGGTGCTTTGACGCAATCTCGCCGTGGCTCTTCCCAGAGCCACGGCGGCAGAAGATGAACGAAGCAAACTTGTTTACGGAGTAGTGAGCGATGGGTAGATACGCTGCGCAAACCACGGTCCCCGTTGAGCGCACGCGCGCCGAGATCGAGGAAACTTTACGCCGCGCTGGCAAGACGAGGACTTGCCGATGGGGCAAGGATAATCCGTAAATGGAGCGCGGATTTGGCTACCCCAAGCGAAGGCGAGCGCATGCGTGCCCCTGAAGGACAAGCAACAGGCATTCGTCCGCGAATACCTAATCGACCTCAACGCCACGGCCGCCGCTAGGCGCGCCGGCTACAAGCAGCCTAACAAGCAAGGCCCGCGGTTGTTGGTAAATGTTGGTATCCAGGAAGCAATTCAAGCGGAAAAAGCGAAGCGCTCGGAGCGAACCGGCATAACGCCGGATTGGGTACTTGAGCAGTTAAAGGACGTGGCGCAAGATTCAGAGTCAGACTCGGCCCGCGTTGCAGCCCTCCGCTTGCTGGGGCAGCACCTTGGCTTGTTTGAGGGAGCCGAGCTGATCCGAGAAATCGCTGAGTTGAAAAAGAAAATCCATGAAGCCATTGCAACGCGAAGTGGCACAATTGCGGCGGCAGCTGGACGCCCTTCGGAGGCTGACCATGCCAATCCCGCCGCTGCGTGAGTGGACCGGCCGCTATCTATCTTCCTATTTCCCCCTTGCAGCGTCTTCCTTCCATCTCTTCCTATTCGAGCAGTTGCAAGCGCTCCACCATCGCCGCGGCGTGCGCCTCAACTGGCTGGCCCCGCGCGGATCGGCCAAGTCCACGCTCAGCACCTTTGCCTATCCGCTGTTTGCAGCGCTCCACGGCATCGAGCCGTACATCATGCTCACCGCCGACACGGGCGACCAGGCGCACAAGTATCTCGACGCCATCCGCGCCGAATTGGAGACGAACGCGGGCCTGGAGTGCGATTACCCGCACCTGTTCGGCGCCGGTCCGGTGTGGCGACAAGACCGCATCCAATTGGGGAATGGCATCTTGATCGAAGCGCTGGGCACGGGCAAGAAAATCCGCGGCAGGAAGAACCGACAGCACCGGCCCTCGCTTATCATCGTCGACGATCCCCAGAACACCGATCACATCGCCAGCGCGATCATGCGCGAACGCAGCTGGGACTGGCTGACGCGCGACGTTTGCAACGCCGGCTCGCCGACCACCAACGTCCTTGTGCTGGGAACGGCCCTGCACAGGGAAGGCATCGTTTGCCGGCTGCAAAAGACGCCCGGCTGGGAATCTTCCATCTTCAAGAGCGTTGTTTCTTGGCCCGAGCGCATGGACCTCTGGCGCGAATGGGAGATGCTGCTTTTCGACTACGAGGACAGCGCGCGCGAAACCAATGCCCGCGCCTTCTACGAGGGCAACCGCGCGGCGATGGAAGCCGGCGCTTCAGTGCTATGGCCGGAGCGCGAGGACTTGTACGCGCTCATGCTCCTGCGCGCGACCATCGGCAGCGCGGCGTTTGAGAGCGAGAAGCAGAACAACCCCGTCAACCCGGAATTGTGCGAGTGGCCCGACGAATACTTTGACTGGCCCGGCTTCTGGTTCGACAAGTGGCCGGAGGTTCTTCAGGTCAAGGTGTTGGCCCTCGATCCATCCAAGGGCCGCGATGCCAAGCACGGCGACTACTCAGCATGGGTGGGCTACGGCCGCGACGCCAACGGCATCGAATACGTTGAGGCCGACCTGAAGCGCCGCAATACCGAGAAGATCCTTGCAGACGGCGTAGAGCACGCCCGCTCTTTCCGGCCCGACGCGATAGCGGTGGAAACCAACACCTTCCAGGAGCTGCTTATCGCGCCCATGCGGCAGGCGTTCCTGGCCGCCGGTATCGACATGCCGCCTATCATTCCCTTTGAGAACACGGCCCCCAAGCCCGTCCGCATCCGCCGGCTTGGCCCGCCGTTGCATCAGCGGCGCATGCGCTTCAAAGCGCGGTCGCCGGGAACAGCGCTTTTGGTACAGCAATTGAGAGATTTCAGCGTCGGGGACCATGACGATGGCCCAGATGCTCTGGAAATGGCGCGCCGCGGGGCGATAGAATTAATCAACGGCAGACAACGGCAGCGAGGGCGCAGGTGATGTCGCTCTACGAGCATTACTGCGAAAAGATGGAATGCAACTACGGCACCAACGCGCTCATCGAGCTCCTCAACGGGCGCAGCGAGCAAGGCTGGGAGCTGATCGAGCTGCAAATCATTCGCATCCAGACGGGCGGCACAATCGCCGTTGCCGGCCAGCCAGGGCCGCAGCAAGTGCCGGCCTGGTTCCTGCTCTATCGCCGCCGCCTGGACGCGCCGCCCTGCGCCTGCGGACACGAATTGCCGATGGGGTAGCCTCTGTGCTCTTTTATCAGCATGGACGCGACCAACGACACACCCAAACGCACGTCCGTCAAGAAGCGTCTCCAGCGCCTGCGCCTCAAAAAGGAGCTGGCCAAGGAGCGTATCGAGCTGGCCCGCCTGGAGCGTCGCGCCAACATGGAGGAATTGCACGCGGCCAACGTGGTTCCCCTCCAGTGCAATCCAGGCCGCGACGTGCTTCTGGAAGCGATGCGGCACAAAAACGCCGACCAAATCAGCCTTCTCGAACAAGCCAAAAAGCAAGGCAAGCAGCTCGCCGAAGGCAATTTCATCTGGGATTGGGTCTCCGGCTACCAGGACTTAATCGACCGCCTGCGCGCGCCCGAAGGGCTGCTTTTGACGGCGATTTCGATTGCCGCGGACCGGCAGTACGGCAGCTATTGGCCGTTTTTTCGCACCTGGAACGACCTGGCCCTGATCCGCGGCGCCAGCCGCATCGCCTACCAGACCGGCTGTCTGGCCCGAGGCGCACTCAACAGCGTGGCCAGCTACATTATCGGCGCCGGCTTTGTCTATCGCGCGGCCGTGAAGAAAGGCGAGGACGCGCCGGGGCTAGCCGAGCGCTGTCAAGACATCCTGGACGAAAACGGCAAAAGGAACCTCTGGCCCTTGCGTGAGTTTGCTTGCCCGATCCGCGACAGCCGCGACGGCGAATGGTATCAGCGCAGCTTCGGGCGCGACGATGGGATGACGGACTGGCGCTGGATCGAGCCGGAGCAACTGATTCAGCCGGCCGATAGCACGCTCAAAGAATGGTCGTTCGGCAAGAAAAACCCGCTCGAACCCTACGACGTGGAGACGATCCTGGCCTACAACGCCTGCTACGACGGCAATAACACGCTAGGCGAAGAAGTGGCTGCCGAGGAAGTGATCGGCCACACCTGGAACGTCGATTCGACCGTCAAGCGCGGCCTGCCCGACCTCGCTTACGACTGCTATGACTTTTTGAAGACGGTCTCCCGTCTCCTCGACAACATGGCCACGGGCGCCGCCGTCCAGGCCAGCTTCGCCTACGTGCGGCAGTGGGAATCGCCGGTAACGCCCGATGTGGCCGGCGACTTCGTGTCCAGCGACGCCGACTACACCGAAACCAACCCTTGGACCGGCTCGACCGAGAACGTGCGGCGGCACAAGGGCGGCGCCGTCGAGGACATTCCCAAGGGGATGAATTTCGTCAACGGCCCGACTGGCGAGGGCGGTCCTAATTGGGTCGCTATCGAACAAGCGGTCCTATCCGCGGTGGCTATCGCCTGGAGCGCGCCCAAGTGGCTGCTTAGCAACGACACCGACCTCAACTACGCTAGCTCCTTGACAGCCGAAAGCCCATTCGTCAAGCGCTGCGAGCATGTCCAGAGCGTTCATTACGAACCGCTGTTCGTGCGGGCCAAGTGGATCGAGCTGCGCAACTACTGCGAGGCACACGGCGGCATTATGGCCAATGGCCGCAAATATACCTTTCAGGAGGTGCAGAAGAAGATCGAGATCCAGTGCGAGCCGCCCGGCGTACAGGTCCGCGACCGGGGCGACGAGGCCCAGGCCAACGCCATTCGCGTGCAAGGCGGCTGGAAGAGTCGGCAGACGATCGCGCAGGAAGAAGGGCTGGATTGGGAGATCGAGCGTGCTAACATCGAAGAGTACAATCAGACGATGGCGGACCAGATGCCGCCCTTGACCATGCCCGATGACGGCGTGGGCGTAACGCGGCTGCCGCGTGCCCCGCATCCCAAAGAGCAAGAAGAATGAACCGGGCCACGCGCCGCCTGACTACGCTCTTGCGCCTCCGCAACGACGCCAAGCACCGCCGCGGCGCCGCCGTCGCGAATGCGACGGATAAGGTGATGCGCGTGGTTTGGGACGATTTTTTGTTTCTGTTGCGCCATAACGGATCGAGGTGGGCCTGGACTAGCGCGGGAAACCAGGCGCTTCGTTTATTTGGCACTGTTTATTTGCTCGCGCGATCCGAAATAGCGTCTCGTCTAGGCGCAGTTGCAAGTTGGTCCTGGCGCGGCGCCGTCTGTGACATCGGTGCGGCCGTGCCGAAACGGCTCTTGGCCCGCGCCAGCGGTCTTACGTTTCTGCCCGAAGACGAGAGCGAATCGCGCCCCGACTCTCTGGCGCTCCAGGATTACCTCGACTTCCTCTTTCCGTCGCCGCCCGAAGACGAAGTGAAGCGCATCCTCTACGGCAACGACTGGCAAGAGCGCCTGGCCGCCTGCACGCGCCTGGCCGATCCCGCCACGCTGGCCAGCATCGTGGCCAACGGCCTCATAAACGGCAAGAGCCAGCAAGAAATCGCGCAGCAGATCGCCCCGGCGGTCAACAACGTCCGCGCCAGCGCTCGCCGCATTGCCCGCACAGAGAGCGTCCGCGTGGCCGGCGCGATGCAGATGAAGGCACATGAAGCGCTCGGCGATCTCGTCATCGGCTATCAAGTGCATTCGATGCACGACATTCATACGCGGCCCTGGCACCTGAAGCGCGATGGGACGATCTACTATAAGGAACCAGGTCCGGGGCAAAAGGGCTTATTCCAGATGCCGCACCCGCCAGATGAGCCACAAGACCCAGCCGAGCGGCCGCCGGGCAAGCCGCAGACGGCTTGGAACTGACGCTGATGGATCAGTCCCGTGCTCCGGTCGGAGACATAGCAATGTGCGTCTTGGCGTGCGGCCTGCTGCTTACGGCGTTTGCTGTGTGGCTTATCATCGCGAGAGCGGACGAAGCGGCCGCCCGCGAGCACCAACGGCTCCGCAATCGTCTGGCAGCCTACGAGCGCACCGTGCGCGAACAACACGAACATCTCCTCCGCCTTGTCCGCGAGCAGGAATTTACTCCCGATGACCTGCGGCGGACGCTGCACGACGGCCAAGTCCTGGTCGTTCAATTCGACAGCGAAGGCAAGTGGCGTGAGAAGTGAGCGACGGCGATGGAGAGAAAAACAATCCGCTTTGCTGTGGACAATGCCGGATTGACCGTTCACGGCATCTTCTGGGAGGCCAATGGCCAGCGCGTGGACGTGAGCAATAAGGACTGGAAAGTTGTCCTGGATGACGGCGTATGGAGGATCGCGCGTTATTATCTGGGGGCGGGAAAATGCGATCTCCTCGCCGAAACAGTCAGCGACTGCTTCGTTCAATTGGAGTTGTTTCGCTAACCTCGCTTCGGCTCGGCAGGATCACCGCCGACAACGAACGGATCGTCGCTGAGAAATGCTTCCAGGCAGAGCCGCTCACGCTCGTAGGCGATCCGAGCACCCTGGGCCTCCGCGCCTTGGAGCGTAGATTCAGGACTGCCGATCTCATACGGCACCCAGCGCGGCGAGTCGTCCGGCAGCGTTGCCGCCATTGCAGCAACTGAGCTTGGCTCAACGTCTGTGGCCAACAAGTAACGAACTCTGGGCAAATTTTCCGGGAACATCTCCAGAACGCGCCGCCGGCAACGGACTTGGGCGCGTTCTAACGAGAGCGTGTCGAGCCAGCTGCCGCGGTCCCCTCGCAATTCATAACTAAATGGCTCGCCGGAATCGGAGCGACACTCAATGCAAAACGACTTGCCCAGGAGCGGAGGCGCAAAGCGCCAATTGCAGCAAGCACGGCGAGAGATGGCGCTTGTGCAAATGACGCTTTCGTTCGCCAGCTCGTGGAAACGGAGCAAAAAAACCACAGGCTCGTCCTCGCCTTTCTGCGTCCCTGGCCTATCTGATCGCAGAATCAGTCGATTGAAGGCGCGTGTCAATCCGTCGCCGACGTCATCTGAGATCTTGACGTTCATCGTCCGCAATTCCAGGGCTTCGCGCTCCTTGCCCAGCCGCTCCTCCACGAAGTCCGCAAAGATCCAGCGCGTGCTGTTGTACCAGCGTTCCCATTCCTCCTGCGCCGTGGCCAAGAGGAACGATTCCAGCAGCTTGTCGTTTTCGATGTACATGTCGCTGATTCTACCACCGCGCTTGCCGATGGGGAACGCGCCCCGCGACGATCCAGGCATGGTACGCACCAAGGCCAAGCCCCGAACCAAGCGCGTCGATCTCCGCGAGGACATCGTGCGCGGTATGGAGCCTCTGCCCCAGGGCCGCGCCCGCGTTGACCGCGAAAAAGGCATCATTTACGGCGTCAAGATTCTCGGCGAAAAATCGCTGAACAATCGACGCTATACGCCCGAAGCGCGCAGACAAGCCGTCGAAGATCGCATCTACGAGGGGCTGGCCGTTTACGAGGATCATCCAGCCAAGCCCGGCGATCCGCGTCCCGTCCGGTCTAAGTTTGGCCGCATCGTCAACGTGCGACTGTATCAGGGCGACCCCTACGGCGACCTGGAGTACCTGAAATCTCACCCGGCGGCCGCTCTCATTTGCGAGGCAGCCGAGCGGATGCCGGAGCAATTCGGACTCAGCCACAACGCCAAGGGCGAAGGCGAGGACCTCGACGGGGAGTTCGTGGTCTACCGAATTACGGACGCCCGCTCCGTCGACGTCGTTACAGAGCCGGCCACTACGGACGGTTTTTTCGAGCAACGAGCCATGAAAACAATCAAAATCAAGCAGCTCTTTGAGAGCTCCTGGAAGAAGTTCAGCCGCAAAACCACCAAGCGACCGCGCCTGGCCAAGTTTATGAAGGAGCTGCTCGAAGACGACGCGACCATGTCCGGCGAAACCACGGGCGACGTGCCCGAAGACCACGAGGAAGCGCTCCGGGGCGGCTTCCAGGCGGCCATCGGCTCGGTCGTCGAAGACTGCCTCAACGGCGGCGACGCCAAGGCCGGCATCAAGCGCATCGGGGAGCTTTTGAAGGCCCACGGCAAGCTGACCGAGGGCGACGACGAGCAGAGCGACGACATGGAGGAAGAGGAGCCGGGCAAAAAAGAAGACAACCCCGACGCCAAGGGCAAGGCGGACGAGAAGAAGGACGAGGCCCAAGAGCAACGGCTTCGCATCGACAAGATTGAGCGCGAAAACCTCATCAACAAAGAGGCGCGCAAGGCCGGCGTCGTTCTGGATGACGACCTAATGGAATCGCTCTTGTCGGTCTCCGACCCCAAGGCCATCAAGAAACTGCTCGAACGCGAAAAGGCAAAGAAGCCGGCCGCCAACGGCGGCGGTCCGCGCTCGGGCGCTGCGGACGGCGGCGGCAAGCAGCAGGACACGCTTGAAGGCGTGGACACGCCCGAAGGGTTCCTGGCGGCGCTCATGCACTAACGCGGCGGCACCGATTACGATTACGTAATTTCGTAATCGTCGGAGAAGAGAGCAATGACGATCAAGAACACTCTGGTAGACAACCGCACGCGGCGCTTCCCGTTCCCCGCGTCCACGGCGGTCAGTATCGGCGATCTCCTCTATTGGGACCGCACCAACTACCAGGCCAAACCTCTGACGAGCCTGGCTACCGGCGCCAGCGAGCAGGCTGACCAGGCGACCGTCGGACCTATCTTTCTGGGCGTGGCCTTGGACGTGCGGCTCTCGAACGAAGCCGACGCCAACGCGATCCGCACCGTGGGCCTGGACGGCATCTACGAGGTGGACGTGGTGTCGTTTACGCCCCAGCCGGGCGACCTCTTGGCCCCGACCTGGAACGGCGGCAGCGCGCTCGTCAACCAAGTCCTGAAAAAGACCGCGAACCTGGCCGACGCCATCGCCGTTGTCGTGGACATCCCGACGCAAACGGGCAACGCCACGCCCTGGAACGCCGCCGCAACCAAGGTGATCGCCCGCATCCAATCGCGCGTCAATTGGGACTTGGCTCTGGCCGACATGGCCGGCGTGCCCCACGTGAACGCCGCCTGGCAGCAAGACGCCGGCTCGGCGCCTTCGGCCGGCAGCCAGACGTTTTTCCTGGCCGACCGCAACTACCGCATCACCGGCGTCAGCACCGTCTTCGGCACGGCGTCCACGTCGGGAACGGTGACGGTGAACAAGGATTCGGGCACGAGCGCTCCGGGCGCCGGCACGGCCGTTCTGACGGGCGCCATGTCGCTGGCGGGCACGGCCAATACCGTCGTCAACGGAACGCTTGTGGCGACGCAGGCCACACTCCAATTGGCCGCCGGAGATCGATTGTCCATCACGTTGGCAGGCACCCTGACCAGCTTGGCCGAGGCCATCGTGTCGGTCGGCCTGCAACCGATTTAAGCGCCTGCCTGAGTTTTTCGCGGAACAGAGACGAGAGAGGACTTCCATGATCGGCAAGCAATCGACGCGGCAGCTGTTCGAGTCCCTAGGACCGGCGGGCTTCGCCAAGAACGTCCGCTATCTCTTGGGCGCCTCGGACAAAAACGGCAGGCGATACCGCGATCCCAAAACAGGAACGCAGAAGCGCGTCGCCCCCAAGGACTCCAAGGGCAGCGACATGGCCGCGCTCGATCCGGCTACTTTCTCGCTCCGCGACTTGGCCGAAGCGATTTTGGGCGAGAGCTGGCAAGCCAAGATGTCCAGCCCGCGCTGGGCCTATGCCACGATGTTACAGGAAGAAGAGGCGCTGCTGGAAGACAACGGCGCTGGCGCCGTCACGGCTTCCGCTTTTGCCGACATCAACGCCTTTACGGCGGTCGTTTCCGGCCTACTCGAAATCAGTCTAATGGACGGCTGGGAGAACCCCGAATTCATCATGGGCGACATCATGCCCGATGTGCCCACGCGCATGTTCGACGGCAGGAAAGTCATCGGCACTACGCGCTTGGGCGACGTGGCGGCGCCGCGCTATCCGGGCGAGCCGACCAAGAGGGCCGGCTTCTCCGAGCGCTGGATTACGCAGCCGCGCACGGTCGAGAACGCCCTGGCCGTCGAGGTCTTCCAAGAAACGGTCTACCTCGACCTAACGGGCGAGGTCTTGGAGCAGGCCAACGCCGTCGGCGACTGGCTCCGCTGGCGCAAGGAAATGCGGCAAATCGACTGTTTTTTGGGCATCACCTCCACCTACAGCTATAACGGAACAAGCTATTCTACGTATCTTCAAAATGGCTTTTACAACAACCAGCTCACGGGCAATGAGTTGCTCTTCTGGGAGCAAATTCAGACTCTTTTGCTCTTGTTCCGAGACATGACCGATCCGGCCACCGGCCTGCGCGTCCGCATCCAGCCCGACAGCATGTTCGTCAACCAGGACAAGCTGTGGACGGCCCAGATGGTGATGGGAGCAACGGAAGTGGAATTGCGTGGAGCGCCGGGAGCGACAACGGGCAATCAGGACGTGCGCCGCAGCGCCAACCCGGTCCCGAAGTACAAGCTCTACACCAGCCCCTTGGTCTACCAGCGCATGACCGACGCCAGCGGCCTCAACCTCTCGGCAACCACGGCGGGCAAGTATTGGTACTTGTGGGATAGCAAAAAGCCGCCTTTCCGCTACGCGAGCAACTGGCCTCTGCGCGTGCAGCAGGCAGCGCCTAATCAGGTCGATCTCATCGACCGGGGCATTGTGCTGTTCGTGAAAGGCGACGAGCGCGGCGTGCCGATGGTGTACGAGCCGCGCCGCATCGTCAACAGCCAGCCGTAAAACGGCTGAATTTCAGGCTATTTTGAGGATTTGTGATGGCAAGAGAACGCGACCGCGCCGGACTGACCGAGCTGGCCCAGCAGAGGGGCGCCGAAGTCCTGCCCGGACAGCTGGAAGCTGCCGGCCTACTGGACAGCGAAGCCGACAAACCTGCCGAGCCGGAAGCGCCGCCGGAATTGAAGGCCGGCGAGGGCAAATACTGGCGCGTCATCCAGGTCTGCCATACGATCCCCGCCGATCACGACCTGGGGCGACCCGACCACGTTGTCCGCGCCGCCGATCGCGCCAACGCCCTGGCCCGTTTCAATTTCGAGATGGGCATTCTGGGATTTGACGGACAGTCGGTGCGGCAGGAAGTCGCGCCGGCCACGGAAGCCGACTTCATTCGCGCGCAGGCCAAGCGCCTGCGCGTGGACCTGCGCGAGCACAGAAAGACCAAGGACGCCGACGGCAAGGACTTGTCCAAAAAGCACGCCGACTACGGTCTCCTGACCTGGCAGCCGCCCGGCGGCGCCGTGGGCAAGTACAAGGTTTCAGACAAGGGCGAATTGTCGCCCGTAGCATGAGGCACGCGAACCAATGAGCGCGTTTTCTCAATTCGTGGGCAAGCTCGAAAAGAAGGGCTACTCCAAGGATTCGGCCACGAAGATAGCCGCCAAGGTCGGCGACGAGAAGTACGGCAAAAGCGGCATGGCTAAAAAAGCCGCCGCCGCCCGCGAGAGCAAGGTGTGCGAGGCAGGCCGGCGCTTACGTGAAGCAATGTTCCCGCACCTGCGGCAGAAGCGCAAGCGATGAACGAAAAAGCAATCAGACGCATCGAGAGAGCCATTGAGGAAGGGCGACGGCTGGAAGTGGAAATCATTCGCTGGCATTGGGTCGCCGATGCGCTCGCCGAAGCGAGGGAGCGAGAAGCCATTGAGGCGCTGTTGGGCCAGCGATGAACACGGTGCTCGAAAACCTGAAGGCTGCCAAGCAGAACGTCTCGCAGCTCCTCGTTGCCGTGACCTTGGCGGCGGCCAATCCGACGCCGGCCAACGTGGACGCGGCGGTGACGGCCCTCAACAGCGGGACGTACACAGGCAACCTTGTCCCCAAGCCGACCTACAGCCTCGACGGCGAGAGCTACGCCTGGGGCGAGTACCAGGAGATTCTCACCCGGCAACTGGCGGCGCTCAATGACCTGATCCAGCGCGAGAGCTTGCCGTTTCGGATTCGGAGCTATGCGAGGCCGTAGATGCTCACAAAAGCCATCACAGCGGGCGCCAGCGGCGACAACCAGGCCGTGGCCGGAGTTGCCGGCAAGCGCATCCGCGTCTTGGGCTTTGTGCTGAGCTTTTCGGGCACGGTCAACGCGAAGTTCACCGACGGCGCCGGCGGAACGGCGCTGACGGGCTTGCTCTATGGCGCGGCCGACGCGGCGATCACGGCGCCCTGCGTGCCGCCGGTTGTCGGCAGCCAGCCCGGTTGGTTCGCCACTAGCCAGGGCAACGACTTGACCTTGAACCTGTCCGCCGCAACGGCAGTCGGCGGCTTTTTGCTTTACGATTTGGTCCCCTAGTAGCGGAGAGGCATCATGCGGCGACGCGCGTATATGTTCGACGGCCAGCGGGCCGTCGCCAGTCCCACCAAGTCCGCCTTTGGTCTGACCGGCGGCACAACCTACCGGCCGTGGATCTTCGACGGCTGGGTCGGCAGCTCGGCCACGCCAGCGGACAATTCAATCGAGTGGCTGTTTCAACGCTACACGGCGGCCGGCACCTCGACGGCGGTGACGCCCTCCCCGCTCGATCCGGGCGACCCGGCCTGCACCTCGACGGCCGGCATCAATCACACCGTTGAGCCGACCTACACGGCGGGCCTGATCCTCTGGCACTTGGCCCTGAACCAGCGGGCCACGCAGCGCTTCCAGTTCGACCCCGACGCGCCCTTGGTAATCCCTGCCACGGCCTCCAACGGCATCGGCGGCCAGCCGATCAATGCCACCTTCACCGGCACGGTGGACTTCGGCGTCTACTTCGCGGAGTAAGGCGCAAAGGACAAAAACGACGCAAGCGACAACAAGGACTCAAGAGGAGGCATCATGGCCCGCATGTGCGGCATTCTGAAAATCGCCCTTCGGGAAGACGATCCGGGCACGAAAATCCGCCTGGCGCCCCAAGACGTGGAGGGCGAGACGGTCCAGGGCAAGCCCCTGGAGCCGGGCCTGTACTTTTGCGGCCAAGACGCCTGGGACAAGTTCGCCCCGCGCGTCCTGGAGCGCTTGAAGCGAACGCCTCGCATTCACCACGACGGCAAGCCGGTCACGGACGCCAACGGCGATCCGGCCATGTTCGCGGCGGCGGACGCGACGCTTTCGAGCATCGATCCGCGCCTGCTTGTCTGAACTTGGCCGCGCCGTCCGAGGACGGACATCGTGTCTTGGGAGAGAGCGATTGTTTTATCCATAGGCTGGACGGCGCGATCTTTTTTTCACGGTGAATCATGAGCCAGCACTGCGCCCCTCGGCATCTGCGCGTCGGCACCTTGCAGACGGTCCCCAACGATGGCGGGCCGACCTTGACGCAGGATATTGTCTGCTGCAAGCACTGCGGCTACATGTGGCAGTACGCTCCCGGCTCTGGACGCATTCGCGGCTTTTGCATGAACTGCAACGGCTTTTTGTGCGGCCGGCGCTGGTGCCGCGAGAACGTGCCCTGCCGCTGCTGGCAGCACGGCATCGACAACATCGAGCGCGGCTTGCCCTTTGAGGCGCCGGCGCCCATCCTCGTGAGCGTGCCCGACGTTCCGCGGGCGGCTTGACCATGCCCCTCGCCGACAATCTCAATTCCTGGTTCGACTGCGACGCCGGCGACGTGCCGGCGCCGCGCCGCCGCCCGCAGCAAGACGCCGGCTCCACGGCGCCGCCGCCGGTGCAGAACCTTCCTTCCGCCACCTTCGCGCAAATCGCCTGGGAAGTACCGCAGCGCGGCCGCTTTGCCCTGCGCGGTTGGCAGCCGACCGAGGCATCCGCTAGCCTGCCCTGGATCTTGGCCACGAGCGCAGCGCCGCAAGTGTGGCCCGACGCGCAGAACGCTCTGCGGCGCCGCCCGTGGCGTGCCGCCGTCGATAACGGCTCGCTGGGCCTCTTGCCGCCGGGGGCGACTGCCGAGTCAGCCGCGCAGGAGATCGTCTCCCAGCAAGTCGCTGATGTGATCCGCCGGCCATCCTGGCGTCCGGCCGTCGAGCCGCCCGCGCAGGTCATCCAGCCGCCCGGAGTGGTGACTTGGGCCACTCTGACGTGGTTCGCTGGCTCGGACGGCGAGCGGATGCGCACGCCGCCGCGCTTCGTGGCCAGCGCGATTCAGGCAGCGTCGCCGATTTGGAGCACGGGCACAGGCCAACCAATCACGCCAGACCTGTGGGGCCCACAAAACGTACCGTATGGGTTTGTGCGCCCCGCAGCGCGATTTCGCGCAACGGAACAGGCGGCCTTGCCGCCGCTTTTGGGCGTTACGGACATTCCCGTTTCGCTCATCGGCTGGCGCGACGATTCGTCCCCCGCTCGCTGGCGCCGTTCTCCCTTCCACGCACAAGAGATCGCTGCCCTGCCGCCCTTGCCCTGGACGGAGTTGCCGCGCTACTACGCGGCGCTCTTGGTGCCGCAGGCCGATCTTGTCCGCAGTCGCAATGGGCGCCCGCAGCACGGCCACGACGAAGGCGCGGTGCTGTGGCAGGAATGGTACGACGCCGATGTCGCCCTGGGCCATCTAGCCTGGGACGCGATGCAGCCCTATCCGCGCCTGCCGCGCCGCAAGGCGTGGACCGACGCGGGCGCCTGGCCTGTCCTGGACGCGACGGCGCTGGCGGGCCTATCGTGGCTGCCGGGCGAGGACGGCAGCAGACGCCGGGCGCCAGCGGCCTTCCGGTCGTTCGATGCGATCCTGCATTTGGCCGAAGTGGAGATTGCGCTGCCCAGCACCATCGCGGTTGCTGGGCCGTACTACGTCTGTGCGGCGCAGATGTGGCAACCGGGCGCGATCGATGGGATGATTCTGACGGCGGATTAGTGCTGAATCAATCGCCAGTAGATAAGGCCGCAGGCAGCGGCAATGGCGAGAAGAAGATTAACCCACGGACTGCGAAGTCCTACGCGCGGCGGAAATTCTTCGGGATTCTTGCCGCAAATCTGACATTTCCAATTGCGGTAGTAGTCGTCATGCCGGACGAACCAAGGCGTCGTTCTCGAGCAGTGACAACAGATGTCGTGTCGAACCAGGATCGGCATGCCGCCATTCTATCAGAAGTTGCCGATGGGGTAAGCGCGGCGCCATTCTGCCGGCATGGCCAGCGGACGCATTATCACCGGCATCGCCCTCGCCGCCAGCGGTTTGACGCTCCTGGCCCGCATCCGCGGCAACAGCGGCCAATTGGCCACGCAGGGCAGCTTCTCGGCAATCAACTGGCAAGCAACCAACCTGCAAACCGGCATCGTTGCCGGCAGCGGCAGCTTCACGCCCTCGGCGGTGCTGTTCAACGCCCTGGTGCAGAACGATCCGCGCTGGAGCCAGGACAGCGCCAATCAGCCCGGCGACGACGGCGCCTGGGGCTACAACTTCCTGGCGCAGCTCAACGGCGCCGCGCTCTTCCCCTCCACGCCGCCAGCACCGCCGCCCCTGACCGCCAGTCCGGCCACGCCTTATCAGATCGACCTTGCTTTCACGCCCGCCGACGGCAGCCCGGCTTTCCGCGTGTCGTTCCAGGCGCCGGTCATTCCCGTTTACGTTTAGGAGGCGCCATGCACTACCTGGAAAAAATCTACCGAGCGCTCAAGCGGAAGCTCCAGCGCTTCCTGGCCGCCGCGATCCTCGCCGGCATGGCGGGCGCCGACCTGCCGCGCCTGAAGGCCCACGCCCAGACCGACCCCAACAGCTACGTACCCATCTGGAACGCTGTGACCATGAGTTCCAGCACCAATAGCGCCGACATTCACTCTTCGGCGGGGGGCGGGCGCTTTTTCCTGTGGATCAGCTCCGCCAGCGGCACCTCGCCCACGATCATCGTCAAGATTCAGTCCCGCGATCCCCTGTCGGGCAGCTACATCGACCTCTTGAGCGCTTCGTTTGCGCAGTACACCGGCACCGTGGCCGCCGAATTGACCGTGTATCCAGGCATCGCCACGGCGGCCAACCAGGCCGTCAGCTACGTCCTGTCGGGCGACTTCCGCGCCGTGGCCACCATCGGGGGCACCTCGCCCAGCTTCACCGTCAGTCTTTCCTTCGTCCCTCTGTGGTAGGAACTGCCGTGCCGCGCGTCGGATCACCTGTGACTCTCTTCGGTCCCGGCCTGTACACGTCCAGCGTGTCGCAGGCGTACCAGCCCGGCGCGGCCGGCGTGCGCTTTTTCCTCAACGTCAGCTCCATCGGCCCCGCCGGCGCCAGCGTGCAATTGGTGGTTCAGAAGTACGACCCCATGGCGCAGGAAGGCTTCAGCGTTGCGACATGGCAGACGCCCGCGATCACGGCGCCGGGCCTGTACGAGCTGACGATTTATCCGGGCGTTCAAACCGTTGTGGGGCAGACGACCAGCGATACCCTGGGCGGCCTGATCTTGGCGGCCCTGGCGATTGACGGCCTGACGCCGCAGGTGGAATGTTCCCTCTGTGCCGTGCCGATTGGGTGAACCATGACATCAGCGATTAAATCACCGTTTCCGTGGTTCGGAGGCAAATCTCGCATTGCACCTACCGTATGGGAACGATTTGGTCGAGTAAGGAATTATTGCGAACCGTTTGCTGGTTCGCTCGCCTGCCTCTTGCAACGTCCACAGCCATTCGAGGGAACAGAGACGGTCAACGACGCAGACGGCTACATCTCCAACTTCTGGCGCGCCTTGCAAACCAATCCCGAAAGCGTCGCTCACTACGCCGATTGGCCAGTGAATGAGAACGACCTGCACGCGCGGCACGCTTGGCTAGTCCAGCGCAAAGAATCACTGCGGGCGCGGCTGGAAGGCGACCCTGATTTCTTCGACGCCAAGATCGCCGGCTGGTGGGTTTGGGGAATCTCTTGCTGGATCGGCAGCGGCTTCTGTTCGGGCAAAGGGCCGTGGCAAGTGCAGGAAGCGGACGGCGTTCGCCAGCTTGTCCACCTGAGGAATGCGGGGATGGGCGTCCACCGCAAGCGCGTTGCGCTGCTCGAATATTTTGCGCCGCTGGCGGATCGGCTTCGCGGCGTGCGTGTGTGCTGTGGCGATTGGACGCGCGTTTGTGGGCCGACGCCCACGGTGAGGTTGGGTCTGACCGCCGTGTTCCTCGACCCGCCCTACGGTATCAAAGACGGCCGCGCGCCAGACCTATACACCTGCGATTCGCTGACCGTGGCGGAGGACAGCCGCACGTGGGCCATTGAGCACGGCGACGATCCACGGCTGCGCATCGCTCTGTGTGGCTACGACAGCTTCGACATGCCGGCTGGATGGACCTGCACGGCATGGAAGACGCGCGGCGGCTACGGCAATCAAGGCAACGGCAAAGGGCGCAAGAACAGAGCACGCGAGCGCATCTGGTTCAGCCCGCACTGTTTGCCAACGAGAAAGGAGGCGCGACGTGCAATTAGACATGTCGCATGACTTTTCTTTGCTGGGACAATACCTCCAGCGGCATCTACGAATCGCTGCGCGCCCAGCCTTCCATCGTGGACGCCTCGCCCCTCTTCGACGGCCGAACCCCGGCGCCCCAGCCGCCTAAAAACCGCAGCCTGCGCT